TTGGCGGCGAGCATAGCGGGCGCATCCGCACCAAGCAGGGGCATTTCCTTAAAGTCCCCCGGTGCGGCAATGAGGACAGTTTCGGCAATGAAGCCGGAAGCCTCTGCAACGACGGCAGCACGCTGATGAACGAGCAGGTCCGCCGTTTCCGTATCGGTTTGAAGTCCTATGATTTTCATTGCTTTATTTTTGTGTTTTCGTAATCGTTTTTTTGGAAAGGTTTTGCAGGTTTTGCCGTGCTTGTCGTGGGGCTTAACACTCCCACGGAAGGACCTGGTCCTATTGTTGCGGTTGTTGTATGTATATGGCTGTTATATTTGCTTATAAGGTCATTAACTGTGTCCTTTAACTCATTGAGTTTGTCCGTGAGCTTCTGGATAATGACCAAGCCGTCCAACTTACCCCCGTTGAAAATAATATCCTCCTTGTTGATATGTACGGACATCTTGGAAGTTTCGGCACGCAAGCCGTCCGCATCGAGCACGGCGGAAGTTTCACCGATAACCAGCTCCGCAGACTCTATCTTGTCCGTGGCAAGCACCACCCCAGCGGCACCGTCGGCCACAAAGCCCACCACTATATAAGCCCCCTTTTCCGGGTAAATGACCAGGCCGAAGTCCGACCCTTGGTTGGCTTGCAGATTAACACCAAGGAGCGGCGCACCTTCGTTTATCGGTGTGCAGTCCACGGTACGGGCTTCCTTGTCTATTTCGTCCACGGTACACACAAGGGCGACCGTTTCCCCGTCCGGTTTTGCAAGTTGTCTTATAGCGTCTCTTATACTTCCCATAATCTTATAATTTAACCGACACGCAGTCCGAGGGTTATTTCCTGACGGTAGCCGCCATCGCCGTATTTAATCACATTTTTCTTAACCTGGAACACGCCCATTTTTACCCCGTCAATGACAATACCGATAGCGTCCAGGCAATCAACAAGGGTATGCCCGAAAGTGGTAAACGAGCCGGTCAGCCCGTCCCGTTTCAGGCGTTTTATTTCCTGTTCCGCCCATGCTTTCAGTTCGCTTTCCGTCTTGTTGTAGGTGTGCAGTGTCCGGTGTTCCCCGTCTGCGTCTCCCACTTCCACCTTGATTTTTTTATTGTCCGGCATGAGGCTGACCGCCTTAACACGCAGGCGCATATTTTCCGCTTTCTGCTGTTGGAGGCTTTGGTCTGATATGATGTTAAGCCCGGTTTTGAACACCTGCGATGGCTTGGTGTCCCTTTCAAAGAGTACACCGCAGTACAAAACCGGTTCCCCGTCCTCATAGCGGAAGAACGAGCGGACGCCCTGTTCTGCCAGTTTGCCGAGCAAAGCGGCCACGGTGTCGGCAGTTACCCGGTAAGCCCCAAGTGCCTGCTCTCCCATGATGTTAAGACGGTAGCCAATTCCTTGGTCTTTCAGGAGCATTTCGAGCGTGACAGTGCGGTACGCTTTTTTCTGCGCCGGCATCTGTTTCAGTTTGAACATCTCGTCCTCGCAGGTTATGACTATGGGCGTTTTGAAGCCCACATCCCTGACATAGCCAACAAATGCCGTTTGCAGGTTGTCATCATACCCCAATGAAATAGTGACCGTATCGCCACGCTTAACCGGTATTTCGTCCGCACCGTCCCACTTGACTTTTTTAGGCATGGTGATTTTGGCTTCGGTGGTCAGCTTCTCCATGTCGCGGGTAATCTCCACGGCATTCACGAAGTCAAACGACCATGAGCGGTCGCCATTAATCTTTATTTTTGCACAAAGTCGAAACATCGGTTAAACAGTGTTTAATTGGTTTTTATTTATCTTCTAATTGGACAATTGTCCCCAATGCGAAAGAGGCAAAAGCCAAATGGGCGTAATTGTCCTCGTCGTTCTTTTCCATGAACTCCGTTATATCCAATTCCGGGTATTTGGGCAGAACACTGTTTATTTTGTCCACTTCGGCATCTGCCAAGCCAGAAAGAATCATCGCCTTTTGAATTTGGCGTTCAGAGAGGTTAAAAATAATTTTCATTGTGTTTTGTTTTTTAATAATCGTATCTGTTCGGCTTCATGCAGCCTGTGCGTATTGGGTTATGGGTGTCAGTTGTGCCGTCCTCATCTATATACACCGGCAAATCCGGCGTAGCCTTGGACGCCTGGACATCGCGCAACCATTTAATGGCATCGTTGTAGAGGCATTCGCGGCGTTCGTGCCCCATATTCTGTGGCAGCCTGTGGACCATAAACCACAAGGATATATTAACGGCACACTGTACGACCATAGAGTTGCGGCATTCTCCGACTGCCGAGAATACCCGGTCAGTGTCATAGCGGCTGCGCAGATAGGAGGATATTTCCTCTATTGCTGAGGCTTCCGCTTTGAGGCGTATATCCTCATTCTGCGTTATCTGCTCAAATTCGTACTGGTCGCATACGGAACTGTAATCGTCAATGGTCAGAAACATGTGCGGAGGTGTTAGAGGGTACAGCTTCATAAATGGCGATTTGCCGGGCCTTTTCTGCGGTGAAGCCCGGGGCGAACCGGTGTTGCCTTATCAGTTGTTTAATGCCCTGCATTGAAACACAAACCGGGCGCCCGTTATGTACGAGTACCAGGAATTTTTTGCGGTAAAGTTCCGCTGATTTTTTGGCTTGTTTGATAGCCTTTTTCTTGCGCCAGTCAAACACGCAGGCGCGGATGTAGTCAATAATTACCATGATACATTTTTTGCATTAGTCCTCCTACCGAAAGAGGGGTTAAACGATTTTGTGCGGGTGTCACGTTGCAACATCCATATAGCGCCCTCATCGGCATCTGGGGCGTCATCGTGTCCGCGCATACCTTTTTCAAAAGCCAGGGTCTGGTCAATGCCGGCAAGCATGTCCGGGTCGTCCCGTTGTGTCTCGTCGTACACCACGAAGCCACGCTCCCACAACGGGCTGATGGCTTCTATACGTTGGAACTTGTCCGGCTTCTTGCGTTTGTCTCCAGTAATGGGCAACTGGTAGCCTCGCAGTTCGCCCTCACGGCGGAACTCGTCCAGTATGGTGTCCTGCATAAAATTGGCTTCCATATACCAACGGACGGAAATACCTTGCTCCCTACACCATTCGTACAGGTCATAACACCACCTTACCATTTCTGCGACTGAGGACTGGCGGACAAAGGCACGGAGGTGGTAAAGCGTTGTGCCGGCTTTTCCCCATAGTTTGGCAGCCTTGAAGTCGTTTTTTGTAGAACCCTTGAACGACGGGTCTATATACAGGACAATTTCCGAGAACTTGGACCATGCCGGGCGTTTTCCCCACCGGATCCACTCATTGCGGAAAATAGCACCTTCAATTATCGGGTTATTCATGTATTCCTTTTGAAAGGCACGATAACCCGCCACGTCCTCAATCTCGCGCACTTCCTGCGGTGTCCATTTGGCAGCCCATGAAATGTTACCCTTGTTGTCGTAAATGTTCACGCGGGTAACATGTACCGACTTAATCCCACACCATTTGGCCAGCACCGAGTTTTTGGCAATCAGGTTGCCCACCATGATAAAACGTCCGCGTCCGCCGTCCAGCGTGCCGAACAGTGCGGAGCGTACCCAGTCAAAGAGTTTGGCGACACGTGCCGGGCTTTCCACCAGTTCGTCATCGTCCAAGTCGTCAATAACGACATAGTCCGGACGGTGTGAACGGTAGCGCAGACCACGTGGAGACTGGCCACGGCCACGGGCGAAAAAAGCCACTTCCGAGCGGGTGACAAACTCCCCGTCTTCCCAGTGCCCATTATTGAACTGTTCGCCAAAGTCGTGGATGTAGCGTTGGTTATACTGTAATTCCGCCTGAATGTCTCCTAACAGTGTTTTTGCGTTGTCCTCACTTTTGCCGACCAGCACCATGACATTTATTTCGCGGCGTTCCTGTATCATAAGCCACATGGGCACGAACACATCCATATTGGTGGATTTTGCTGCACCGCGGTGCCACTGGAATGCCGCTTTAAGGTTGCGGTTTTTGAGTATCTTGTTGGCGGCTTCCACATGGAAAGGCGCACATGGGGTGTTCTTTCCCGTTTCCGGGTTTACGGTCCAGTGGGGAAAGTAATAATCAACGAAAGCGGCATAATCCGAGCGCAGGCGCTTGATACGTGCCAGGCGCTGCGCTTCCGTCTCGTTGATGTTTACGGCGGTTGCGGCCTGTACCGTTTCACAGTGCTGTTTCCACCGTTCCTGTGCTTTTATTATTTCCGCTTTTGTTGCCATGTGCTAAAATGTCTTTTGCAGTTGTTCGCTAATGAAAAGGTCGTGATAATGGTTAATGGTCTGTATCAGTTCAGGAGTAACATTTGGGTCGAAACTCATACGGTATTGCAGCCATTTGCTGAAAGCCATAAAGACCTCTATAATGTCCACCACGGAAGTTTTTTTGTCCAACCGTTCAATGGTGGCGGAAAACTTCACAAGTTTGTCAGCTGCGGCCGCCGTTTTTTCCGGGCTTGGCTCATTCACGAGGTCCTCGACCAGTACGTCGATACTTTTCAAAATCTTGTTT